GGCAAGCGGATGCCTAATTTAGACATTGAACGCCGCTTTATACACGCCGAAATTGAGCTGCGCGCCGATGACGCCGAGCCTGTGGTTGCAGGATATGCAGCGGTGTTTCATGAGCTATCCGAGGACTTAGGAGGCTTTAGAGAGGTGATAGTGCCAGGGGCCTTTACAGAGGCCTTGAACGCGTCGGACATACGGGCATTGTTCAACCATGATCCCTCTCAGATCGTGGCCAGGACAAAAAACGGCACACTGAAGGTTTGGGAGGATGAAAAGGGCTTGCGTTATGAATTCACGCCGAACATGAAGACACAAGCAGGGCGCGACCTCGTGGAGCTGTTGAAAAGGGGGGATGTGGACCAATCGAGCTTTGCATTCTCAATGGACGGCGGGGTTGACGAATGGGACGATAGCGGAGATATCCCCGTGAGGCGCCTAAAGAAAGTTGGACGTCTCTATGATGTATCCCCTGTAACATATCCCGCTTACCCCGCAACGAGTGTGCAGGTGGCAAGAAGTGTGATTGACACATTGCAAGCCATAGAGGCGCGCAAGAAAGAGGCAGAAAAAGCCAGGATAGAGACGATCAAGAGGAAACATGAGATGAACCGCCGAAAGGCGGAATTAATTTTCTTAAGGGAGGTATTTTAGATGGGTGTTAAGGAATTGCTTGAGAAACGGGCAAATGTGTGGGAGCAGGCAAAAGCGCTAATCGACAAAGCAGAAGCAGAAAATAGAGACTTTACCGCAGAGGAGCAACAGCAGTATGATCGCATGATTGCGGAAATGGATGAGCTTGCCAAGAGGGCCAAGAGGCTCGAGGAGGCCCAGAAGCGAGAGAAAGAATTTGGCGATCCTGTAAATGAGCCGGTTAGAGCTGCAGGGGCAATGGAGGTCCCCGAAAAGGTCAAGGGTGACGCGGTCTACATGGCCTTTAGAAGCTACCTTCAGACCGGAATTGTGTCCCCTGAGCTTCGAGACTTGGCCGCTGGTGTAGACGCTTCTGGCGGTTACTTGTTTGCGCCGGAACAATTCACCAATGAGCTTATAAGAGAGATCGACGATGCCGTTTTTGTGCGTAGGTTGGCCAGGAAGTTTACTTTAACCACTTCTGACAGCCTGGGAGCTCCTGTACTGGATACCGACCTGTCCGACCCCGACTGGACGGCTGAAGTAGGAGCGGTAACCGCCGACACCAGCTTGGCCTTTGGGAAGCGCTCTCTTACTCCCAACCAGCTGACCAAATTGGTCAAGGTTTCAATGAAGTTGCTCAGAATAACTGCCGGAACAGCCGAGCAGCTTGTGCGTGAAAGATTAGCTGCCAAGTTCGCGGCTGCTTTTGAAAACAACTTCCTAAACGGCGACGGCTCAGGCAAGCCTTTGGGCGTTTTTGTCGCTGACGCGAACGGCATAAGCACGGCAAGAGACGTATCAGACGGCAACACCACAACCGCAATATCTGCCGACTCTCTCATTGCCGCAAAATATGCTCTTAAACAACAGTACCGCAATGGCGCACAATGGATATTCCACAGGGATGTACTGAAGGAGATCGCCAAACTAAAGGACAATGATGGTCAGTATATTTGGAGGCCCGGTCTTGCTGCTGGGCAGCCCGATACAATCTTGAACCTGCCGGTCAATGAATCGGAGTATGCGCCCAATACCCTGACCGCTGGAGCGTACGTAGGAATTCTTGGAAACTTCAGGTACTATTGGATCGCAGATTTGTTCGGGTTTGAGATTCAGAGGCTCAATGAGTTGTACGCGGCAAATAACCAGGTAGGGTTCATAGGCCGTATGTGGAGCGACGGTGCGCCCGTACTAGAGAGCGCCTTCGCCAGAATCCAAATGGCCGCTTCCTAAGCCATAGGATATAGGATAGCGGTTAAATGATGGGTGGCCGGGCTTTGCCTGGCCGCCTTTTCTACCAGGAAGGGGGTCCGACATGGTACGGATAAAGATGAACAAAACAGCAGCAGGGCCCTGGGGTGTATATCATGCAGGCCGTGAATATGACATAGAACATGCGTTAGCCGCAGCGTTGACTTCTTCTGGTGCGGCGGAGTATGTAGGAAGCCCGCACGTGATTGAGGAAGCTGTTATAGAGCCGGAACAAAAGGCTGTAACACGCGCCAAGGCAGCAAAAGCCAAGAAAAAACGCGGCAAATAGGAGGGGTAGGAAATGGGATTATATTTAAAGACCCCACCTAAATGGGAACCTATAACATTAGACGAAGCAAAGGCGCATGTGCGGGTAACACACAATGATGATGATGTATATATTGCACATTTAATATCTACAGCAAGGGCATATGCTGAGCAATATTTGAAATGGGCAATCCCAGAACAGACATGGGTATGGACGATGGATGAGTGGCCGGTCTTCCCTGTGAGAGTTCCTAAGTGTCCTTTGTCGGCGGTGGTTAGTTTTACTTATAAGACCGCGGACGGAGCGCAGGTGGTAGTGGATCCGGCAAGCTATATTGTAGACACAAACAGCCTACCTGGGCGGATCTATTACGAGCCTCCAGGGGTGACGCTGCCCGAAATAAACGGGATCACTATTGAGTTCGTGGCAGGGTTCGCCTCAGCGTCTGATGTGCCTATGGCAATCAAACATGCCATGCTGCTTATAATTGGACATTGGTATGAAAACCGCGAGCAGGTGACAACAGAGCGCCTTGCCACGGTGCCCTTTGGGGTTGAAGCCCTATTGGATCCATTGAGGATGTGGACGCTATGAGAATAGGAGAGCTCAGGACCCCGATTGCGATTTTGCGCGTTATCCATGAACCCGATGGGGTTGGAGGTTGGATAGAAACTGAAAAGCCTCTTGCGACAACCTGGGCAAAAATCGACATACCAAAAGCTATGTTATCACAGGTGGCGCAGCAAGACGTGGAATTGGCCGATTATGAAGTGGTGATAAGGTATGTGGCTAACGTACAACCACAAGCTGGAGATGTCATCGAGGTGGACGGAGAACGCCTAAAGATTTTAGGGGTGAAGCATGACACCAAAAAGCGCTGGCTCATTATGAGCTGTAAAACAGAGGTGAGCTAAATGCCGATCACAATTCACATAAAGGGCATGGAGGATGTTTTAAAGGAGCTTAGACAGGCGCCAAAAGAAGCCAAAAAGGAGGTTATAGGTGTTCTTCGCGAAGCCGCGCGGGATATTCAACAGGATGCAAGGACCCGTTGCCCAGTTGACACTGGCACATTACAGAAAAGTATCAGATATTCAGTATCAAAGAAAAAACTAGAGGCTAGAGTATCAGCCGGGGGCAAGGTGGCTGGGGTTGATGCTTTTTATGCGCCTTTTGTAGAATATGGCACAAAGCACGCTCCAGCCAAGCCTTTCCTATTCCCTGCCGCCAGAGCGCGTGAGAAGCAGACAACAGAAGAGCTAGAAGAGGCCCTGCTTAGGGCAATGGGGGCGATGTAAATGGCATTTGTTGATGTGCATGCCGCGCTATATAGCGCTCTAACAGGATCCGCCGAGCTCATGGTGAAGGTGACCGGTGTTTTTGATACGCTCCCGCAAGAGCAAGCCTCGCCCTATATCGTCCTAGGGCAGTTACAGGCCTTGCCGGGGCGACTTTTGAATGAAACAGAAAACGCCTGGAGCGTAGATATACATATTTGGAGCGCGCATAAGGGGCGCAAAGAGGTTTTGGAGATAGCAGACATCCTCCGGGGTGTTCTGTCAGGGTATTTTTTTGAGGAGCTGGTTGTTCAGGAAGACCCGTCAGGCTGGTTTCATGGGATCCTGACGGTCAGAGGTTACACCAGATAAGGAGGTAGACATAAATGGCTGTACATGAAGGAAAATATGCAATATTGCAGATTGATGTAAATGGGACCCCAACCAATTTTGGTGAAGTGAGAAGCTATACGCTGGAGATCACATCGAACACCATAGACGTTTCTACGCTTGGGACTGATTGGAAGGCATATCTAAGGGGCCAGAGGGGCTGGAGCGGCACTATAGAGTGTTTTTATGACCCAACCGACGCGGCCCAGGCCGAACTGGAGAGCTTGGTAGATGCAGGTTCTAGTGTGCATCTGATCTTTATGGACCTTGGCGTCGGATCTGGCAACCCCAAAAAGGAAGGTGACGCGGTTATAACCGGCGTAACCACTACGGTTGCAACCGAGGACGCAATCGGGCTCTCCATATCCTTCCAGGGGACTGGTGCCTTAACAACGTCAACGCAGGCTTAGGGGTGATATCTGATGAAAATTAAGCTGGCAGGTCGGGAGCACGAATTGAAGTATACGGTCAATTCTGTGCGCGCGTTGATCCAGGAGACGGGCAAAACACCGGCCGAGCTACTGCAGAACGGCTTCGATCCGACCGACTTTGACCTAGGGGTGAAGCTGATCTGGGGGGCTTTGCTGCATAGTAACAGAAAACTAAAGCCCGACACAGTAGGAGAGTGGTTGGATCTTTCGGAGGGCGTATATAGCGAGGCGGTGACGGCCGCTGCACAGGCCCTTACCGAGGCTTTTCAAAGACAATTTGGAGTTGATCTGGAGGTAGACGAGGACGAAGGCGAGGACGACACAAAAAACTAACCCCAGAGGGCTGGGTGCAGACAATCAAGGACATGGTCCTAATCGCGCTCGGCCCTCTTGGCTTATCCCATGAGGACCTATGGCGGCTTACCTGGGGCGAGTTGGAAGACCTCATTTATGCTTGGCGCTATAAAGAGTATCTGGAGTATCAAAAAATTGCCCACCTTGCCACCTGGCTCCTGAATGGATCCGGCAATCTCAAGATGCCTATTAGGGCGGATGAATTGGTGGGGCGATGGGTAGATGGACAAGTAATGAGCGAGAAGCAATATAGAGAATATGTGAAGCGCAAGGCACAACGGAAACAAAAGAACAAATAAAGGGGGTGCGGTAATGGCAAAGCGGATCACTTACGTGTTCGGGGCCGACCTATCGGACCTCGAGAGGTCCTGGAAAAAGATTGAGCGAAACATGCGCCAGCTTTCCAAAAAGATGGGCGACTATGGCCGGGCGATGTCAAAGGCTTTCACCGTACCCCTCGCAGGTATTGGTACAGCGGCCGCCAAAGCTTCCATTGATGTCGAAAAGGCCCTTGCGACGATAGCAAGGGGGACTGGGGCTCAAGGGGAGGACCTCAAGGCCCTCGAAAATACCTGGAAAAAGATGGCTGGAACAGTGACCCAATCCTTTGAGGAAAGCGCCAAGGTGCTTGCGGACTACAACACGCGCCTCGGTCTTACAGGCGACGCCCTGGCGGACGTTTCAAAAAAGGCCCTTGATGCGGCACGCATGATGGGCGAGGATGTGAGCTCTGTTGTTGCGCAATCCGCAAAGGCCATGCAAGATTGGGGCGTAAGTGCTGATGAGATGGCCGGCTTCATGGACAAGTTGTTTGCCGCCTCACAGGCGACCGGAATTCAGATGGCCAAGCTGTCAGAGCAGCTGTACAAGTACGGCTCGCCCATGAGGTCACTAGGGTTTAGCCTTGAGAATGCGGTTGCGCTGTTGGCTCAGTTTGAAAAAGAAGGCGTCAACACAGAGCTGGTGGTTGGCGCACTCCGTCAAGGCCTAGCAAGGATGGCCCGTGAGGGTGTGACTGACGCGGCAGAAGCTTTCCAGATCCTTGTGGATCGCATAAAGAACGCCTCATCTGATACAGAAGCAACAAGGCTTGCCATTGAAACTTTTGGCTCCAGGGCGGGCCCTGATCTTGCAAAGGCCATCCGTGAGGGGCGTTTTTCAATTGAAGAGCTGGTCAAAACCCTGCAAAAAGCAGGCGGGATAATAGATGATACATCCAGGAAGACAGAAACCCTGGGTGACAAATGGGCTAAGACAAAGAATGCAATCATGATGGCCCTTGAGCCTATCGGTGAGCAGATTGTGGCCGTAGCCGAGCGAGCATTGCCCAAATTGCAATCAGCAATTGAAAAAGCGACCAGCGCAA